CCGGCTTCTTGTGGTCCACTCCACGACGAGGACGGCAATTACTTTCCTGAACCACTAGCCAGCACTGATGCTGCGCTAGGGGAGATGGGAAGTACTGCTATCGCTCGTTGTGAGCCAACTAATTCTATGGCTAACGCCGCCACATTTCTCGGAGAACTGGTGAAGGATGGTTTACCCAACCTTCCTGGTATCCGAGCTTTGGAATCAAAGGTAAAAGCCGCTGTTGCGGCTGGTGATGAATTTCTCAACACCACCTTTGGCTGGCTACCTGCCGTTGACGACGCCAAGAAATTGGCGAAGTCTGTAAGTCACGCGAATACTGTGCTTGCACAGTACGAACGCGACGCAGGTAAGGTAGTCCGACGGCGTTACTCATTCCCAATTGAACGTTCTCGGGAGTCCGAAATAATGCAGACTGATACGTCAGCAATGGTAGCTGGCGGTCAGACTTCATACAGCGGACCCTCCGGGAACAGGGGAACCCTATTCCGTACGATAGATACCGTACGTGAGACGTGGTTTTCTGGAGCATTCACCTACTATCTCCCTTCCGATTATGACAGTCGGAAAAGGATGGCAGAGAATGCAGACAGTGCCGACAAGTTGCTCGGCAGCCACATCACACCAGAAGTACTCTGGGAATTGGTCCCTTGGAGCTGGGGCGTAGATTGGTTTACGAACGCACAGGACGTTATTCATAATGTCTCAGCGTTCGCCGATCATGGCCTCGTTCTGCGGTATGGGTACATAATGGAACATACTGTCCATAAGTGGACCTATACCATGAACCGATCCGGCCTAATAGGGTCGGAGGATTCAACGGTACCCCCATTGGTTCTCGTTACAGAGACCAAAAAGAGGATACCTGCAGGACCCTTCGGGTTCGGGGTCACTTGGGAGGGTTTGTCTACCTTCCAAGCCTCGATTCTGGCTGCGCTTGGTATTACCAGGCGTGGTTAGTAGATGTACTACTAAACCACCACCTGCCAAGAATGGCAGAAGGGAGTCGCCTAATGGCGTTTGATGACCCGCAGTCCGTTGACCCAGGTTCAGGGGCTGTATCGCTTCCCAATGTTACAAAGGGAGACGGTACGTCCAAGTACCTGAGCGCGGACGGCAATCTGGAACTCGTGACTGGCAACCAGTATGGTCGCCGGACACGTCGCCAGATTCGGTTGAACCACAAGAAGATCTCTGCGGATGCTTTCATTCCAGAGCAGAATCGTGAGAACTCGGCAAGTATTTATGTCGTGTTCGACGAGCCTGCTGTGGGGTACAGCAACGCAGAGATGCTTGACCTCTGGGAGGGCTTTGCAGCCAACCTAGCGGCCACTTCAAACGAGAACATCGTGAAGCTGCTCGGCGGAGAGAACTAGCAATAGTTCTCGAAGCCAAGTAACTCTTCTGCTACCCCTTTAACGGGCTAGGCATTAGAGGATTGCTTCGTCCTTCGATCGGATCCCGACTGTGGTCTTATCAGACCTAGGAGAGGACCTTTCGTTGGAAACCTGTGCTGGCTTGAGTTAGCACATTATGTGCAAAACTCTGGTTGCAACACAGGAGCGATGCTAAGATGTTCAACACCCAACCTCATCGTGAATCTGAACCGCTACAGCAGCCGTTCAGTAGATGGGCTGGACTGACCATCCTCGTTTTGTTCTTGATAATGGGGACACTAATCGTGTCCCTACCTCGAGAACATCGTGGTGAAGGGTATGGGCGTGGACATGGATGTCCACGCACCAGCTCTTCTCAAACCAATTAGGCTTAGGATGTCTAACCTCTGTTAGGAGGCAGTCATGAAAAGCCTATTGGCTCTCTGGTATACACTCGCTAACGAATTGGCGAGTGGATGTTGCACAAGCGCCACCATGGACTGCAAAACAGTCCGTGACCGGTGCAAACATGAGGGTATGTCATTCTTGACAATCACCCTTCCAAGCTACGGAAAAGACTTCGAAAGAAGTCTTGACCAAGGCAAGGTCGATCGCAACCTGTTCCAGGGTTTTACCTGGCAGGCAGGTCTCCTCCGATTTCTCGGAGGTCTCCTCGATCGCGTGTTTGACCGAAATAGTGGAGAGCTACTGGATGATCCAGATGTGCATGCAATTCGATCCATTCGTCAACTTACGTTGATGTTTGGAAAGATCCTACTCCCGTGCAGTGATGCACGTGAAAGGAATGCATTTGTTGGATTTGTCCAGTGTGAGCAGGAGGTCAAGAGATGTGACAACGACCGAACCCCTCAACAAATTGAGGATTTTAGGCGTGTTGCTTCTCTCTTGTTTCGGGATCTATTCACTGACGTGGACCGAAAAGTCCACGACGGAGATATTATCCCGAAGCACGGTCCAGGTGCTACCGCCGATAGATTGCGTGCAAACGCGAAATACCGGCTACGTACCTGGACTGATCGGTTGGAGGCAGTATTCCCTTCATTGGAAATGCTACTTCCCAACTCGTCATTTTATGACGAGCGAACCGATATTGACCACCTCGAGCCCGGTTCAGAGGTGCCCGTTAGGGTTGTCTCTGTTCCTAAAACGCTCAAGACACCGAGAATCATCGCCATCGAGCCCACTGCTATGCAGTATGCACAGCAGGGTCTCTTGGAGGCGTTTCTCCATTCACTACGATATAATGAGTCGGTGAAGATTCGCAAGAATCGACACTTTCTCAAGACTATCGAAATGATGATCCGAC